TTACCAGCGCCACGACGAGTACGCTGAGCAATCAAGTTAGCTGCACGGTTGATAAGAACAGCTAGAGCAGCGTGTTCGTCACCAACGAATGTAGCTGTACCGGAAACGGCAGCTTGATCGTAAGCGAAGTCAGTAGCAGCCAAACCACGTAGAGAGCCAAGAATTTCTTGGTCGATTTCAACTGTGATTTCTTGTGCTAGAGCAGCCATGATTTCTGCTTCAACATCCAAACCATGCATGGCTTGTGCGTCTTGAGCAGCTTCAAATGTCCAACGAGCAGACAACTTGCGTGTCTTAGCTTCAACAACCTGTTTCAAAATTTGGACATTGATCTTACGGCCTGGAGAACCTTCAAGTGTAGCAACGCTGTCAGCGCGGCCAGTTGTAAGGCTACCAGAGTAAGCTGTAGCAATTTTGAATGGGCTTAGAGCTTCGTCACCAGCTGTTGTGCTTGTGTCGAATGGACTTGGTGCTGTTACAGCGGTTGTTTCTGCGTAACGAACACGTAGTGTGTGGATCTGTGCAACAGGTCCAGTCATTGGCTGAACACCAACGATTTCGTTAGCAATAACAGTAGGCATAACACGACGGATAACTGGTAGAATAACACGGTTAAGTGTTGCTACATTACCTGCAGATGTTGCACCTGCTGTGGCAGCTTCTGCCAAGTGCTTGCGGGTGTTCTCAAGGATTACACCCATTGTGGTTCTACGAGAACCGTTTAGACCTTCTAACAGGGCTTCTTTTGTTTCGCCCCAACGGCCTTCTAATAGTGCTTGTGTCATTTTCTTTCTTTCCTTTTTTTAGGGTTTACTTAAGCCCTGCTAAACGCTTTATTTCAAAAACATTACTGTCATTGACTTCGGCGCTGACTTTAGCAGATTTATCACCAGTTACTTCTTTACGACTTTCGACTACCATTTGCTTTTCGGCTTTTGGTAGTGTAGCGTTATTAAGTACTGCTGGTAGATACTTTTCATATGCAGCCTGCAACTTTGCGGTCTGCACACTTTCTAACAAGTCACGCATTACTGCTTGCTTGTCTTTGTTCAAAGGCTTCAACAGCTCATTTAGAGTTTGTTGACGCTCTTGACTTTCTTTAATAACTCGGATTTCACGGTCTTTAGATTCAACTAGTTTTGTTGTTTGTTCAGCTTGAGCGCGAGCTTCAGCAACTGCTTGCTTCTGTTCTTCAACTTCTTTGCGTAGTTTAGCGATTTCGCTGTTCTCATTTAAGTGAGTAATAGCAAATTCACTGGCAAATGCTTCAAACAAACGACGACCAAAATTGTTCTCGCGAGCAACTTGAATGTCTTCTTTTAGTTGAGTCAATTCAGACTCTAGCTTTTTAGCTACAGACTCTTTAACAAGAGCAGCAGACTTAGCAACGAATTGCTGTTGTAGTTGTTCTAGTTTACCTTTTGCTTCAGCAACTAGTCGAACTTTGGTTTCTACTACTTCTTGTTTGTCCTTGGCGAACTCCTTGATTTCTTCAGACAGTGCAGAGATTACAAAGTTTTCAAGTCTGCTTACGCTTTCTTTTTGTACTTGGCGATCACCACGCAACTCTTTGATTTCTTCAGCTAGTTTTGCAACCAGGAATTGATCAAATTTGCCTGCACTTTCTGCCATACGCTGGTTAAAGCGAACACGGTCAGCGGCAAGCTGTTGTTTTTCGTCTGCGAACTCACGGATTTCTGCTTGGAGACTTTCTGTGACCATCTTGTCTAGAGCTTCGACCATTACACCTTTATCGTGTTCGTAGCGGCCAGCAAATTCTTCGCGAATTTCTGCGCGGATTTGCTCGCGGGCTTCATTTAACTTAGCTTCCCAAGCTTCGCTGATGGCTTGCTTGGTATCTTCGTTAATGATACCACTGTCTACTAATGGTTTGATAGCATCAAACATGGATCATTTCCCCTTATATTTTTAAGTCTTTGATGAAGCGTTTTACTTCTTCTTGCAAATACTTTTGGACTTTTTGATTAGCACCGGCATCTCTTGCCATATCGAGAACCCTGTGACCACCACGCATATTCATAAGCCCCTCGTAAACGGCTTTAGGATATGCATTTGGAGCACTGGGTTGTGCTACTATGTCAACTGTGACTATTTCAAAGTCACTTACATGGCCCGAGCTTTCGTTAACGTTGCCGCTACCTCTGCTGGACACTCCTAACTTCACCCCCGATTCCAACATTGTTGTTACAAGTTGGCCCATTGGGGTTGGAAGAATCTTTAATTTACCAAAACCGTTGGGGCCATCCATCCACATGTCTGTGATCATATGGCACACACGATCTAGGTTAATTTTTAAGTCATCGGGATGGTCTAGTTCGCCTAACACGCTATAACCTTCACGAATCTGTTTATTAATGTTTTCTACTGCTTCGGCAATTTCTTGCACAGGGTAAACACGCTGATTAGCATTCTTTACCCCGCCCTGAATGAAAATACCTTTCATGTACAGGTTTTTCTTACCGTCAGTAGCAGACTCTGCCAGAACTTCCATTCTGGCATTGTCAAATGATAAGTGTTCCTGTATTAAACCACGCACGGTAGATTAACTTTCAATACTTTTCTTGTTTACAGCGCCTTCTTCGCCTTTTTTGGCTGCAGGGGCTTTGCCAATCTTAGCAGCATTTCCACCTGGCACATTCTTGTTGCCAGAGTTGATTGTGCCTTGACCTTTTGTGTAAGCATTGCTGGGGTTCTTAGGACCTGTTGGAACTGTTTCGTCTGGGCTTCCGCCTACAACTTTACCACCCATGTCATTCTTACCGGCTACTGGAGACTTAGTATTTCTTTCGCCTTGTTGCTCGCTTTGTGCGCCTGTGCCAGCCATTTTGCCTGTTGGGCTCTTTTGCTCGCCTGGGTACTCACCGATTTTTTCAACATATTCACGAATCCACTCAGCTTCAGTCATCTTACGACCGGACTTAGATTCTTGAACGCTTTCGTCCATTTCTTCGTCGTCTTCTTCGTCGTCTTCTTCGTCTTCCATCATGTCTTCTTCTTCGCTGCCTTCATCGCCCATGCCCATGTCCATGCCCATGTCTTCTTCACCGCCCATGTCTGCATCACTTTCGTCAGCCATCAATGCGTCGAATTCAGCTTTTAGTTCGTCTAGAGCGTCTTCTAGGTCCATAACACGGTCTTCAAGTTCTTCTTCTCCGCCCATGTTATCGCCCATGTCCATGCCGTCTTCTTCTTCTTCAGAATCCATTTCGACATCCATTTCTTCATCTTCGCTCATGCCTTCTTCGTCGCCAGTAATTTCGTCAACCATTTGTTCAACTTCGTTACCGCCAACTTCGGCCAAATCCTCTTCGTCAATGAGAGATTCATAAATTTCGCGGCTCTTTTCTACAACGATTTGGTGGAAAAGTTCACGAGCTTTATCTTCTTGCTCATTGATAATGTATTCAATAAGTTGTTCGTACTTGCTCATTTTGTATCCTTATAAAGCAACACGCCAATGTAATAGCGTAATATTATTTACATAATATGCTAATTTATAGGGTAATATGTGTGTTTTTTGAAGGATTTTAGCAGTATATTACAGACCAGGTGCGGCTGCTGGTATCTTGTATTGATCTGCTACTTTTTCTAACTTACGCTCATGTTCGACTTTTCTAGCGTCGTTCATAATGCGTAGGCGATTTAACTTGTCCAAAGTTAATCGCATTTCGTGACGCTTGCGAGTATCGTGCAGATTCAAAGTAGAATTATCTTCTTTGTCTGTTCTATAAGCATCAGGTGTTGGGCTTAGTAATTCGTTAAGGACCATACTGTTATTTACCCAAATTTATTAAACTGTAGGACTTGGGGGAGCTGGTGGTGCTCCCACTGGCCCGCCTGCCAATGGACTTGCGCCTGTAGGCGCAGCGCCTGCTTCAGTTTCAGCAGGAGCTGCTGTTTCTAAATCTTGAGACATACCTTCTAGTCCACCGGGACTGATTCCAATACTGCGTAGGCCTGCGGTTTCGCTAGGTGCTTTTTCAGTGTCGCCCTGTTCTTCGGCCCACATGCGCTCGTTGTCGCTCATTTCTTCTTCAGTTAAGCCCAAGAATCTACTCAACAAGAATCGTTTAGCAAGGTATGGATACTGTTCAAGTTGTGTAAAACTTGTAATCCTGGCTTGATCAACTTCAGCTTGACGATAGCTGGCAAAGTTTTGTGGCTCATTTAACTGTAGTTCAAACAGATTACCATCTATGTTAATACCGCGCCAACGCATGAATAGCTTAAATTCTTGATCCAATTTTTCAATTATCAGCTTTTGTAGTCTAATACAATATTGGTTAAAACGCCATTCTTGGATCAGTGCTGTACCAACACGACCATCGGTAAATGTATTGCTGTTACTGGTTCCATCGTCTAAACCTGTTGGCAAGTAACTGGCAGGAATACGCAAGCCACGAAATAGCTTGTTGGTAAAGTAGTGCAGGTCTGTGATTTCACCTAAGTTTGAACCACC